GACCCCAGCGTTAACATGCAGGCACTCCAGACCAGCATTACTACCATGGTTAGCATAGCCACCAACAGCGGGAACACGAAGGCCCGAAACGGCGTTGTCGTTGTAAAATCCATCGGCGTAATAAGTAGTGTTGGTACCACCATTGACGGTTGGCACATGAGCCAAATTTTGCATGCTAAGCTGCTTTATGTATTCCCACGTGGAAGCTGTCGCAGCGGCCGGAAAACTCGCCACTTTTTTCAAGCCCGAAAGTGAACCCATACTATATGTGGAATATAATTTGGGAACCACATAAATGTCACCACCGCCACCGGCAGTCTTGCTGATAAGCTTGCCGCGTTCCCAGCGGCCCATATAACCAAAGAAATTTTTAAGACCAAAAAACACAGGGACGGGGGCTGTGTATACGGTTGCCCCGGTAGAATCCTTGACCGCATAATTAGAAACTCCACAGCCGTCGGCCAAGTCTATACCGACCGTTGTAGGCAAGAAAGGATAATAATTATATTTAGCTGCGTCGCTCCACCAAGAACCTGCTCCGGTTACACCGCTACCAAAACCGCCCTGATAAAGCCCGTTGCTATCCTTATTAGCATTATACGCCGATTGAACGTTACGGGTGCCAAAGAGAATACGAATCAACGCGCCCAATGCACCGTGAAAAGCGTACCAATAACCTTCCCATCCCTCGCCTTTCTTGCGGGCGTAGGAACCGAAAGTGTCAGCATTCAACGAAGTAGCGGCACGGCCTAAAAGGGTGTTATAGGCTGAATCCTTTGTTGCATCATTATTGCCACCGCGGTATTTCGCTGAAGTACTAACGACACTCACCAGTTCAAGATTCTCGCGGTCGACAACGGCAGTGCCAAGTGCCGACATGCTGCCTACCGGTATCACATAATTCAGACGCCCCGGGATAGGCTTCAAGGACGCGGCCTCATAGTAATAGTTACCTTCAACCCACCAAGCGTAATACCATTTTGTGCCCCAGCCCCACATATAGTCACCCATGGAACCGTCAAGTTTCGCCGTTTCACCGGTAGCAAATTTGTAGTGGTTTGTCGGGTCAAGCTTGCGACGGCCATGGTTGCGGTCAACAAGGTAACAGCCCAATCCAAGCAGGGAAGGAAGGTTGCGGAGGTAGTCAAGGTTACCGACAGCCTCCCCAACCGAACTGCTGTTATTCATGTTCCAACGACGGCAGGCGTAGCCCTCGTTTATCACAAAGTTTAACGGCACAAAGCCGAATTTCTTGCCTGATTTGCTGTAGCCTAAAATCAGGTCATCACTCTCAATAACATTCAGTTCGGAGAGCTCATTTGCCAAATCAATTGTTTCTGCCATAATTATATACTATTTATGAGTTAAATCTTCGGGTATTACATACAGTTATCACATTTTAATCCATTCGCCTGCCATGCCATTTTCCAAAAGAGGCCACGTGTACCAGGAAGGGGGCTGGAAGGTTACAAACTTGAAACGGTTTATTTTGAAACGCTCAGCAACTATGGTCGACCGGGCTATCTTGTTGGGGGTGGTAGTGTCCCGCATATATTCCCCTATTCCGGCGATCTGTAACCCCGTGGAAGTAAGAGCCGTGATAACAATACTGATTTCCACACCAGCGTATTCCTTCTTACGTTCCAAGAAAATAGCAGGCCAATTATCAGGAAGGTACTCAAAGATGATATGATAGCCTGTCTTGGACAGATAAAAATAACGTTCACTGTCAACAAGGGAATCAACATTGGCAACCGTTACGTGGAAATCCAGCGTAGAAAAGAAACTGGAACGGATTTCACCGGTCAGGAAGTTCATCAACAGGTTGGGTACGAAAGTTCCACCGGCGTCAACCGGGACACCGTACTTCCCCTCCTCCCAGACGAACGTCGAACCGTTACGGCCGTACTGGCTATATTGGTATTCATTATAAAAAACGGCTTTACCTATCAGACCAAGATTCGCCATCAGCAACTCTGCAAAAACAGCCTTATAGCCCTCAAGAAGTATCCATGTAGCCTTTGTGCCGTTGGCGGCATAGTCAGCCTGGGGGTTCAATCCCTTAACGCTCGCAGTCTTATTCATAACATAGTACTTACCGCCGCACAACACATAGGGGGCTACAGCAGCCGTAGCCGTATAGGTAGTGGTGGAGCTATATTCGCCATAAGGCACCGGAAGCCTGCCGGTATCTCCCTGTTTGCCGTCGCAGGTAAAGGACACCGACATATCGGCTATGTCATGGATGGCGTGGGAGGACTCGCCAACCCATACCTGAAGGGCATCCGCATAACGGGGTATGGGAGATGAACTGTCAACCAGGGAGACAGTTATGGTTCCAGATTCACTTTTATAGGTTGAAGAATAGCCCGGGAAGCCTACGCAGACGGAAATATAGACACCCCTGGCCAATTCCATACTGTTTGCGCCCGTCTTACGGTAAACGGTGACCGTAAAAACCGTATTTTTAGGAATCCCCAGGACATCACAGGCTATCGGGTTTTGCGATAAGGACAAATGGTAACCTGTAGCACTCTGCGGGTACGGAACCAATGAATCAAAGGTAGACATTTTCATAACTTTAGGATTTACTGGCTGTTATATGGGTGGTCAAACCGCCTTTCTCATGTACCTCGGTGCCGGTGACCTGAAACGTTTTTGCACCGGACGCACTACGAACGGTATTACCGTTATTGTCCCTCAGGGTAAAGGTAAAGGCCCAGCCGCTTTGTACAGCGCGGCTGCTACGCGCAAGAACCTGAGGGGTATAGGTAACCGTATCACCTTCCTTCACCATATTGCTGGCCTGGGAACGGCCTATATTGATATAATAGGGGTCATGTGTATCGCTTACCTGAATGCCTTTACGGTAAGTAACGTTATTATGGACCACGCAGGCAAAGTACTCCTCCGTGCCTTCGACCGCTCCCTCATAAAGTTTCAGCGTCTTATTTGAATTACTCAGTTCAGTAACACCGGCCCTATGTGTGACGGCGGTAAGTCCAGCGGCGGTAGCTTTCATCCAACTCCATGCCCCCGTGGCGGCAACGGTCGTGCCGCTGTCCTGAAGCGCGGCGGTCAAAGTCAGATATTCACTGTCATTGTCTATCACCGTATCGTTTACGCCGTCCTCATTCACGCTGTTTATCAGGATGTCAAACAGGCTGCCGACACTTTCCTTAATACCAATATCCCCGTGGCAGGTAATTTCCATATCGTTAAAAGTCGATTTGAAGTAAATAACGACATCGTTCAGGCTGCCGGCCGAGGCAAGGTTGCCAACTATCTTCAGGGCCGGGAACGTTTGGTTATTGACCGTATAGGTAGTCTTTTGAAACAAAGTCTTATACTTGTCTGCAACAGCTCCGCCCTTGGCCGCAAGAATCTGGGCGGATGTGGAAGAAGGATCATCCAAGTACCACATCACATTGTTCGCGTCCGGGACGATGAATTTACCGCTGCTACTGGAGTAACAAGCCGGATATAAAATAATCTGATTGGCGGTTTTGCTGTAGTCAGGGGTACAAACCTTGGTGGAAGGGTTGTAATACTGTGTTTTCCCAACCCCCGAGGGCAAAACAAAATTCATACCGGGAACGATGGTATCACCGTCCACAATGGCTTCAAGGGTATCAATCGCGCTAATATCCATAACTCAACTATTTTAAAGATTAAACATTATTTTCGCTTCATCCGCTGTCAGTTCTACGGCGCCTTCCTCCAGTGCCTTCTCTATGCCGTAACAGCGCAAATCACGCTGGGAAAGGAGGTAGTGGTCTTTGCCGTCGGTCTGGCGGTAGTCTGTCAGGTTCAGCTCCGACGCTATCGCGCCGGGAACTGCGTACATTTTTATCCTGCTCATTTTTCTTTTGGTATTTGGATGCACATTATTTTTCCATTTATCAGGGCCTTTTTACCGGACACAAGGCACGCACGCAAGGCTGTGCGTTCTTTCACTTCCGTACCGAATACCGGGATAACGTTCGGGTCTTTGCCGGCAATGGAAGCAGGAACCACAACGCTTTCACCGTAGCCGATTACTTTCTCCAGGGCACCCTTCTCATTGGTAGTAAAGATATGGGTAATATCAAAGTAGTTCTCAGGGGTTGAAACCTGTCCTTTCGGAGTATCCACATAGGTACGCACCTCGATTTCGTTCGTGTCCGGACGGATGAACTTTCCGCGCGTGATGACTTCCCGCTCATCCCATTGGCCGTACCACCGGAACATCTTCGTTTGGGCATAGACTTTCCGTGTGGGGTCTGACGTATGGCAGGCCTCCACCTGTACCAGCTCTTTATCCACAAAACGGCGGTCTATGACAAGGGACTTTGTGCCCTGACCCGACACATAGAAAAGGTCGTCAGCCGTGATGGCGCGAAGCTGTCGTGTAGTGCTGTCGCGGACTTTCCAAAGGTAGACGGCCTTTGAATCTGCAATCGTTTCCTGACCGTTCCTGAAGGTGGCCGTTAGGGTTCTGCGCGCCTGGCTTTTGAAAGGGTTTACCGGCATTTTACGCGCCGCGTCAATTTCGATACTCAGGTTCAGTTCCGTGGACTGGGCGGTGGTCAAAGTCACTAAATAAGTCTTTCGGAAAGTCTTCTGCGTACGCGCGTCTATAAAGGCACAAGTAAAATAAAGATTAAGCGGCGTGGACGGTTCCACGTTCCGTTTTACGGAAAGTTCGCCATAGGCTCCCAGCGTAAAACCGGAGGTGTCCTTGGTGATACGGGGTCCACTCTCATTGCTGCCAATATACCAGCGTGTATCTATCAGGCCCGAGGTCTGATCGCCGTCCTGAAGGAGATGGTCAGGGTCTTTGATTATAAGACGGGGACGGAGTACCAGGGGGAACAAAGTCCTGTCCGGATCAAACTCGCCGTTCACATTGTTTTTACGCTGGGTGGTGCTGCCCCCCACCTCATCCATGAAGAGCGACACGCTCAGCGGTTGATATAAAATATAGGCCGATGCTGTTTTCATATATTTGCTATTTATTGATATTAAACTCATTGGTAAATGTTTGTACTTCTTCACCGTCCAGGATTGAAACGGTACAGCGGAAAGCCACCCTTTTCACTTCATACCAGTTACTCGGCATATCCTGCGGAGTAATTTCCACCACATCCGCACAGGCAGAGTGCTCTACATTCCAAAGTAAGTCCTCCTCCGTCAGGGAGCTTTCCCGCGTCCATTCCACCTGCCACGCGTCTACGGAAATATCCATTTCACCATGTTTCAAAAGAAAGCCAAGTGTGGTGTATTCCTGACCGAACCGGAAAAAGCGGCCTTTCGTACTCGTGATTTCCAGCGTGAAGTTGCTATCACCGACGACACAAACCCACTGGGTATTGTTCCACCGGGGAGGCAGGCCAACCGTAGCCATGTCTGCAACGCACCGCCAGCAACAGCTTTTATGCCATACCTGATGCTGTATATATTTGCCGTATGTATCGCTGTACCCGCGGATATAAGCGTCTTTGCCGTTCCACAAGCCCACGTCCAATACTTCATATACCGGGTTGCCCTGAAAGTCTATCCGGAGCAGGTCCTGTATAATGGCACCGCGTGCAAAAATGTACGGGTGCTTATAGTTAATCGGGAGACCGTTAAACAGTTCCAGACGTTTCGGCTTGCCCAGTGACAGGTAGTAGTTGCTTTCCTCCAGTATGGGTTTTGTTACACCCTCCAGGTACATGATACAGCCCTCAAAGCTGGAGATGTACCAGCAGCTTTGCCGGTCTTCGTTCACCGCGTTCCCCCGGCGGCTGATATTCATTCCGGCGGCGGGGGCAAAGTTCTTACCGGCCGGGACTTCATGGTCAGGGTAAGTAGCCACCGTCAGGGTATTGGCTGAAGTGTCGACGCTGAGGACGCGGAACCAGCTGGTAAAATAGCTGCCATCGGAAAGCAGGGTGTTGAGGCTTCCATACACGACGTCGTGTTCCTGAAAAGCGGTGAAGTCAAAGTCCCACCTTTTCCGGATCCTAAGAAGGTATGTACTCGGTTCCAGCTCCTTTACTTCGTCAATCGTACCCGATTCGGTGAAATTGAAGTCGCTTTCAACAGCCGAGATACGGTTTATTATAAGCTCCATCACCTTCATATAGCTACGTACTTCAAGGCTTTCTACCTGGGTATTTCCGCGTTCGTCTATCCCGGCGCCCTTACCGGCTATCAGGGAGTTTACAAAGTCACCGAATTCCGCCCCCAGTTTAGCCTTTACCACGTCGTTGGAGACAAGGCCGCGCATGAAAGTGATAATCCCTTCCGCTTTATCGTCATGTTCCTTGCTGATTGCGTGTTTAGCTATCTCAAGAAGAACACGCAGAGCACTCAGGATATTACTATCCGTCAGCTTCGTAGTCTCCCAACTCTTGACAATATCAGGCAACGAGGAAGCCAATGCCTTAACGTAGCTCTTTGTGTCTGACACGCTATCACTTATATTACTAAGCGTGCTCTGTGAAAGGACGTCGCTAACCTCAATATCCATTTCAGTCGGGCGATTGACCTTTCGCGTGATTTTCGTAATACGGCTGATACGGTAACCGGTTTTAGGAAAATACTTATCACTGATTAATTTAATACGCTGGCCAAGGGTAAGAGTGTAGCCCCTTTCCCCTATTTCCACATAGTCCGTTTTCCCTTTATAGACTGATACATTTTTACGATTGTCGGTCATATATCTGGCTACGGCATCTTCATACTCTTTTTCAGCCAGCGGATAATATTCCTGCGGCATCTTGATATTCCACAGAATATATTTGTCGCCGTTCTTCGGAACCAGCAGCCCGCCGGGAAACTGTGTGCCCCCGTCCTTAGAAAATTGAGTGATTATCTCAAACTCTTTCATTTTACTGTCGTAGTTGACCTCAAAATAGTGTTCGTCCCCTTCGCCAAGACCGGCGAGCTCGCTACCTTCCTGAAAGGATACACGCTTCACAAGACCGGCAATTTCGTAACTGTTAGGGTCAAAGTTCAGAGAGTTGTCTTTAAAAAAGTAAACCGTAAAAGGACTCCCGTCTTCACCCGTTCTTTCCTCGCTACGAACACTGCTTACCGAGCCGATGCGACGGGGATAGATATCTGCAAAGGCGTCACGTTCAAAGTGGTCAATCACTCCGTAAGCATCTACGTCCTGCTCCAGATACTTTAGGCGGGAAGGAAGCTGAAGGCGGCTATATCCATAGTCCGACGCTACGATGTTACGGCTACTACCGAACGGGAAAAGACGGGTGAAGAATTTTACATTGTTGGCTGTGGCTACGTCCAAAGTTATCAGGCCGTCACCGTAGGCAAGCGGAATGGCCTCGCCGTGTTCGCAACGGCTGATATTTATCGTGGTACCGTCCACCCACCACTCAGTACCGGACTTGTCGGCCAAGTTCTTCAGGGCTTCATCGCAATAGGTACCGTCATAGTCCAGCACAAGATTTTCCGTAGCTATGACTTCGCCCACCTTCCAGTCGGTGGTACCCATACCGACATTGATACAGGCCACTATCAGGGCCAATTGTTCCGAGGCCGGAGCGGTGTAGGAAAATACGGGTTCGTTATCGCCATCTACAAGTTTCAGCACAAGGAACCGGTGGATAAGGCTTTCCAAGCCCAAAAATTGAACGGAGTAAGTCCACTCCTTTGTGGACTTCATTTTGGGAATGTATTGTTCGGCCACCCAGTAACGTTTCCCGCAAAAGTCTATGTAGTCGTTTACCTCAAGAGGAATACACTCATAACTGGTGCAGGACAATGAAAAGACATTGCCTCCCTGAAGTATTTCCTGTTGGGTACTGTTGTCAGAGGGTGAGAGAACCACCCGCAGACTACCTGACTTGTCGTAGACTTTTAATTCCATTTGAATACTGTTTGAATAACGTTATAACATAGTTAATACTCTGGTTCCGGTTCCTTGAACTTCACCTTAAAACTGGCATAGACTTTCCCCTCGAATGACGTCAGCTGGTCCCAATCCGTGCAGTCCTCATAGAAGAACCTGTAAGTTTTGGGTATCTCCGGAAAATAAAACCTTAGCCAACCATTTTCACCCGTACGGAGCATCTCTACAAAGCCGCTGTATTTTAGCAGGAAGTCCTTTGCGTCGGACGCCTCTATGGAGAAACGGAGCTCCACGGAACGTTCATCCAGAGTGGTCACTATCTTGGCCGGATATTTCCGTCCGTTCCGCTCCGGAAAATTCACACCGATCTGTCCTTTGGACTTGGCCAGTTTAAACAGGGCGGAATAGTTTTTGTGTTCTCCTGGATTCTCTTCCGAAAGGAAAGCACCGTATTCCGTGTATATGTCATTGCCATTGACTAAAAGTAGCCCTTTCAATATTTCCATATCATTGCATTTTTAGGCCGTCCCTATCGTATTTTTCCATCCATCCGATAACGACTTCCAGTTTTTCGTTAGTCTCTCCGGTATGTTCGTCGATATTCCTCAGGTGGGTCACAGCGTCACCCAAACCGTCGGCGATATTATCCACATTTTCGTCAATGCTGGCAGAGTGTATCTGCTCGGACGTCATAAGCCCCTCCAGTTTGGTTCCCTGTTCCTGAGTTAGAGCGTCAAAAGCTCCGGACTTCCCGGTCTGTGTCGTTGTGTCCTTTTTCCACAGGTCGATACCCATTTCCGAGGCCTTGTCTTTCCATGCTTCCATCCATGACTGGGCAGCGTTCACATTTCCACCAATATTATCATAAAAATCACCGACCAAGTTCATGGCGTCGTTGGCTATCTGTTCCTCGCTTTTCCCGCTGCCGTACACTTCCTTCAGTTTTTTCTGTAAGTCATCGAACTTATCGGCGAAAAACAGAGAATAGGCTATTTGCTCGCCGAGATTCTCCAATACGGACGCCGCCTGATCCGCAAAGTTCTCTAAGGCGGTACCGCTTCCCTTGATGGCGGAGGTGATGGAGTCAAGCATTCCCTGACCGAGCCCCCCGAATGTTTCCTGCAAGTAATCTTCCAAGGCCTCTTCCGCCTTGTCCATTTCGTCCTTCAGGTCAATCAGGTTCTCAAGGTAGTTCCGGGTTTCGTCGCTCATCTTACGGGTGTCAAGGATAACACGGAGCATCTCTGTGTCCAGTTCGCCGTTAGCCTTGATAAGTTCCGGGTAGACAGTGAGAATGCTACTATAAGTGTCCTTGCCTTTTCCCCACCCGAACAGACCGGTTTTTTTATGCCCCGTGACAATCTGTGCGTCGTTCAACCCGCCGAAACCTTTCTTGTAATTATCCAACCGCTTACGGTAGGTGCCGAAAAAGTCGCCGGTCATACGTTCCATCCAGTTCATGGTAGGCGCGTCGCCCTTCAGTTCTTCCTTAAATTGGGAGAGGGCATCGCGATAGACCTCTATCGCATTGGCGGCTTTTGCCACCTGACGTTCCCCGAATACATTTTCTGCCTTTTCAAGTAAAAGGTTTTGTTCCAGCAGGAGAATATTATACTGCCGTTGAAAAGCGAGTTTGGCATCCTCAATTTCCTTTAGTGCTTCTTTGTGACGGGCTTCCGCCGCAAAAGCCGAAGTAATGAAGTTTGCGGCCTCGCCAATGGCGGCGCCAATACCGCCGACAATGCCACCTTTTGCAAAGCCCTGTCCGATATTGGAAACGGCACCCATTACCTGCTGCATTCCGCCTAAAGCGTCCGCAACTTCGTCATTGCCCATCTGATCGAACATGTTGGAAAGCTCCCCAGCTGCGCTGGAGGCAGCACCGCTTATCGTACCGATTGCGCCGGCCAGTTCTTTAGGACCTTTCGCCCCTTTGAGTTCGGCAAATCCTTTCTCAAATGTTTTAAATATGCTTTCCCACTTGTTGTTACCGTTCCCTTTATCCGAGCCGAGAAGTTTATCAAGTGCTTTCTTGAGCTTATCAAGTTCTGCCGGGCTTTTTTCAATATTGCTTAGTTGCTCCGGAGATATAAAGGTGATTCCTTTGGCGTTCCCGGTACCGGAAAGATAAGCGCGTAACTGTTTAGCCTGAGAAATAAGATTCTGCAGGGAACCAAAAGACATAGAGGAATAGTCCCCAAACAATTTTTTTAAAAAGTCATTGTCCTTCGCAACGCTGGCGGCTTCCTCATCATTTATCGCCTGTATGCCTTGCCGGACTTTTTCTTTTGCGACTTCAATGGCGCGGTCTATCTCATCTCCGTTTTCCTCCGTCCGGGCGGCTTCCAGTTTGGCGATGTCATTATCCCCCTGTTTCTTTACCGCCACCCTTCTTGCCTCATAGTCGCGATACTTCTCCAGCAATTCATTCAGAGCGTCGGTCTGCTTTTTCTTTTCGTCTGCCTTATCCTTGCTCTCCCTACTGTCAATACCGGAAAGAGCAGCGTCGTACAGCTGTGCAGCCTGTATGCGTTGAGCCGCGGCCTGAGCCGTAATGTTCGCACGTTGTTCCGGAGTAACTTTTACACCGGCCGCTTTTAGCTTATTATACAGTTCTACACGTTGCTGTTCCTCCGTATTAATGCGTTCCTTCTCCCTCTCAAAGTTTAGCAGTGCCTCGGCACGCTCCTTTTCGTAGCCTTCCTTTTGGATGGCAATACGCTGATCTTCTATCTTTTGTCGGGCCTTCAGTTCGAATTCGGCAAGGGTGTTGACGGGCTTGGCCGATTCGGCTTTTGGAGGAACAAAACCGCCTATACCAGTTTTTTTAGCAAGTTTGACGGCTTCCTCTTGTAATTTTGCAGCTTCGTCCAAGTAAGCATCACGCTGTTCCTCAGCCCCTTTTATTGCGGCTTCCTTAGCCTCCTTGTTAGCCTTTTTAATCATCGCCTCGGCATCTATCTGACCGTAAGAGTCGGCCTGAGCCATACGTAGCCCCATCTTGGCAAACCAATTCATAGAGCCTTCGACGTCATCTTCGGGCGTGGCTTTTACCTGAGCAACCTTTTCGTCCGCTTCGACGGCCTTATTTACAAGCCTCTGCGCTTTTGCCTGCAAGAACAACATTTGGATATAGTCCTCGCCTTTCTGAAGGAGAACGTCGTACCATTCTGCGATGGAGTTGTAATAGCCGAAGCTTTCGCCGTATTTCCGGTTCAACTCCTCCACCTTCGCCTTTTCCTGTTCCTTGCTACCGGTAAAATCCTTCAGGCTTCTCACCGTATTATCAATCTCAAAACGGGTTTTAATCATTTGGGCGCGTCCGTCGCTCTCTATTTTAACCCGTTCTTTTGCCTTTTCCGCCGCTTCCTCCTGCGCATCGCTATATTTATCCCATAGAACAATAAGACCCGTTATAACGGCGGAAAGGCCCAATGTGAGGGTTGCCATCAGTGCTGTGGCGGCGGCGTTGGATATACCCAGCGAAACGGCCAGTTTCGTGTTGGCCGCAGTCAGTAACTTTTTCATCTTCACAACGGTAACCAAGCGAAAAGCTGAGTCCTTATTCAGCGCATTCATTACTTGCTGCAATCCCATTGTGATAGCCATTACGCTTTGCACGCGAGTTTGTATTTTTATCAGGTCTTCATTCTCCGAGGCAAACACACCCATCGCACCGGTGGCAACGGTGAATAGACCGGATAGCCCATTTACACCGCTCATGACTCCCTGCAGTCCTGAGTTGTCGTGCGCAAGAATATTGGTTTGAGTGCGTAAGTCTCCAATGGTATCGGAAAGCGTAGCAGCTTTCGCCGCCATTTCTTCATACTCTTTTGTATTCTGCTTGCCCTCTAAACGCATACGGGCCATTACATCCAGCAGTTCACGCAGTTGCATGGAAAGACGCTTGGTAGACGCCGCAGTTTTATCGTGCTCTGCCTCCAGTGAGGCAAGGATATTTTTATCTTCCTGAAGGGCTTTGGTACAGGCGTCAATTTCGGCACGCATCTCTATCTGTCCCTTACCGGGTGCAAGATTATCGTACTGCTTTTTTAAATCTTTGAGACAGGATTCAACGTATTGGATTTGCTCCTTTTGGGCCGCAATACGGTCGGTGATGCTTTTAGACACCTGTTCCACCTTATCGCCAAGCGATTCGGTGGCCTTGGTGGCTTTATCCACGCCGGGAGAGAGCTTGTCTCTCATTAGAAATTCTATCTCAACTGGTTTCATTGTTCTTTCAATCGTGATTGGAAAAATCCAGCAAGGCTTTTGGAATGACTCTTTCCACCTTTGCCGGCGGTTGGTTTATCTTCTTTTCTATTTTCGTAGTGTGGCGCATCGGCAAGCATCATCCGGAGCGTTTGATAATTGACACCCCAAAGGATGTATTTTACACTCCAGCCGGTCGCCGCAGCTATCTGCCACACAATACCGAAGGGGCTATGGGATCCGACATATTTCGTTCTTAACTCCCCTTTCTTTTTTGGCTCTCTTTCGGTTTCAGAGGATTGGATATCTGAACCGATTCGATAATACGCATAAAAGACTTTGTACCCAGCAATGTGATAAATCGCAGGTTCGCGCCCTGTAAATATGCGTCAGGAACAAACCACCGGATACTCCATGCAACAATACTGGAGAACAGCATGGAGGAGAGGGCACCCCGGCAGACGGTCAATGCGACCATCTTGGAAATACGCTTGCCGTGAATAGCCAAAAAGGCCATTTCCTCGTGTTTATTGAATTGCTCCATTTCTTCATAGGTACATCCCAGTTGCAGGTATAGCTTTGCTATTCGTATCTGACTGCCCAGAGTAGGGCGTTTCATGGTTACCCGGAAAGATACCGGCTTCTTTTTGAATGGTATCTTAAACTGCAAAAGAGGCAGGGAAACCCCGACATCGAGCAGGGCATCCGCCGCCTCTATTTCTACACTCTTTTTCATGGTTACACGTTACCGGCGGCTTGACTTAACGTAAGGGTGGCCTTTTTGCTATTGTCAGCGGCAAGGACAAACTCAACGGTTCCATTTCTCGCGGCACCGGTATTGGCGGCCGCAGTAATGGTTATCCGACCGTTCACGATTTCAATGGTAAACCCGGCGGGTGCCTTACCGACAGAGAACGGACCGGAGGCTTCAATATCCACCGTCTTACTTTCTTCTCCCTTGACAAAAGATAAGGTGGTGGGTGTTACGGAGATAAACGGAACGGTGTCGTCAAAGCTGAAAGGAGAACTACCGTCCAGCGGACTCAACATATCCATTTCGCACTCAATACCCAGCGGGTCATCACCGCCAATCTTGCCACGAACGGCGCCATCCAGCGTCATGCGCTTCACCTCAATTGTCTGGCCGGTTCCGCAGAGGATTTTCAACGGGCCTTCCAATGAAACGGTTTCGGCAGGGGCTTCCCACTTCGTACCAGCAATGGTACCGCCCATCACGTCTTTACAATTCTCAGGAATGAGTTCTATCAGCGTGAACTTTAATAAGTTGGTAGCGTCCTTTTTCTTGATTTTCTTCACCGGGGAGTTACGTACTTGTGCAGCGAATAGTTTGATATATTCGGCCGCGTCACCGCTCCAGTCGATACCGTCTTCCGATACATTGCCTATCTTCTTACCATTAAAGAAAATGGCGTCGAGAAGCATCATATATCCGTCATTTACATAAACTTTTGACATTGTTTTCTATTTAAAAAATGTGATTACTTTAGTTACTAACTTCTTTAATGGTGACGTAAGTAACGCACCGGCCACAAATCCCACCACTAGCCATTTATACCATGTGGCAGGGGGCTTTTCCTGAATGGTCTGTTCCACAGTGTCCTCCGTTTTTTCGGCGGCATCATTCCGGGTGGTAGTCTGTTCTACCTGAGAAATAGTCCGCTTTAAACTGTCTATCTCGCTACGCTGTCGGAATACCTCCCGTTCATAAAACAGACACTGCCGGACGATGGAGTCGCATTTGCCGGTTACCTTGATATTGTCGCCATGCCTTTGCACGTTAACCGACGCCTGACCATCTTTGGCCGTATATTCGGCCCCATCCGGCAGGTCAAGGAGGTTCTGTATCGGAACATCCACCGTCGCCTCCGACGCCGGAATCCCCTCCTGTGTCGTAACGATCGTCGCCTGTCCCTGCAACAGTTCCTCCGTCTTCTGTGAGTTTCGGTCGGTCTGCTGTCCGGCTACTCCGGTGATGGTTTCGCTTTTCGACTGTTCCGTCTGCATGTGCGACTGGCGGTTCTTGGATAGTTGTGCCGTGGCACACCCCATCAGGCAGAACATGTCTATAATTAGTGCGAGAGTTGCCCCTCGAATTAGTTTTCTCTTCATTTCCAGTTTGTTTATTGATTACTTTTCTCAAACGTTCTACTTCCTTGGTCAATCGGGAAAGTTTGATTAACATCTCTTCTTGATTTGACTTTAAATCGGCATTCTCTCTCCGAAGCTGGACATTCTCATCCAGTATCTTCCGATTCTCACTACTGAGCATATTGATGGACGCCTGAAGCTGGGATAACATATCGTTGTTTTGCTTTCTACGGCCAACAAACCACGTGAAGATGCTCCCGATAAAACCACCCGGCAGGGCGAACATTAAAAAATTCATCAGACCGTCCATCTCTTTGCTTTGTTATTGGTTAATGCCTATTTTCCTGAGCCATGCCTGAACGTCAAATGACGGACATGCCTTAGCCGCAATCTCGTTATGACCGATTATTCTCACCTGTGGAAAACAGCGGTGGAAGTCCTTTATATAGTCTTCCAATGCTTTCAGTTGAGCGGAGGTGCGAGTGTCCTTCGGGGTCTTCCCGTCAGCGGCCACGCCGCCAACGTACACAATGTGCCGGGAAATGGAATTGTACCCTTTTGCTCCATTGGTAATTTCCCAACCGTCCACATTCGCATCTTCATTATTATCAACTAACCGCTCCACCGCTCCATCAAGGTGAAACATATCAGTATATCCTACCTGCTTCCAGCCACGGCCACCCTTGCTTACCGGGTTCGTGTGCCATGCCCGGATGTCGTTACTTGTTACCTTACGGCCTTCAGGCGTGGCAGTACAGTGGATTACTAAATATTTCAATGCTGACATAACTATCCTGCTACGGGTGTTCCCTGTACTAAAGCCATTACACCTTTCTTATCATTGCGCATGATACGGCCACCAGCACGTACAAGGAACGAATAGATATCGCCGTAGTAGGTAGGGTCACCCTCATTCTCAAATGCTTTCACTTCACCCAATGCGCGGCAAACACTATGGTCATGCCATGCAAGGGCGGCGGCAAGGTCAGTGGCCGTACCGGCAGTACTCCACGTCTTAGGGGCTTTTGCCGCCGTATAAAGACCGACTTTACTGCGCATCATAATATTAAAGCTGTGCAACTTGCCAAGGATACCATTCTGCGCGTCGGCAGAGGCAAGAAACGCAGTATTTTCATTAGCCGTAAGGTCGTTCAAAAGTTGGGAATACATCTGGGCATCCAGCAACAAGTAACGTCCCTCCTGCGGAATATCGTCGTTATTGAATTGGGTCATCAGTCCCAAAACGTCGGCCTTACAGATACCGTTACGCTTACCTGTAGCCTTATCCGTGTAGGCATCAACTTCTTTACCGGTAGTTTCAATACATTGCTCTTTGGCAGGGCTCCAGTTGAAGATAAAATCAAGTGCCACACTGTCCTTAAGTTTGAGCTTGTCCTGACGCAATACGGACTCACGTTTATCGTAAATCAACTCAACGGTATCGGCATGAGGAATAAGAACCGGGTCTGTCGTGTATTCATCCAAGGGAAAGGTTATATCAATATCCTCTCTTTTAGTAACTGTGGCAGGCAGGCTGGTACGGTTCTTTTTCGTCCCAGAGGAGGCTCCGGCGTTTGGGATATGAACAATCTTTCCGTTGTTCACATATTCATCAGCGTTAAACGCTTTACTAAGGAAGCTATTTGAGGCAAACAGGCCCTCAATAATAGCCGCCATCCAAATTTCTTTTTGAATTGCCATTTCTATTTCTATTTTTAATGGTTAGTAATTACAAATTCGGTTCAATACCGAAACGTTCCTTAAACTTAGTCTTGTACACGTCCGGAGCGGTATCTTTCAACTCGACGAGCTTACCGGCCTTATCCAGTTCGTCCCATGTCTTGTCTTTCCAGTCACCCAGTGTTACGCTGGAATTTTTTCCGGTATTGATTTGTCCGGTGACACTCGCTCTTTGAGTAATAGCCGCCAGCATGGCCTTTGTACCTTCAAAGTCTTTGTCGAAAAGGCTGAGCAGGTTTTCCCTGCCTTTAGCGTCATAACGTCCGTCTTTGATAGCGGCATCGGTGAGGGAGACAGCTTCCTGCTTTTGAGATTCTTTCTTCTCTTTATTCATCTTGTCGATGGCGGCAGTCAACGTCTCGTTTTCATTCTTCAGACGGTCATGGTTTTTAATGATTGCCTGAACGGCGGTTACGATCTCCGCCTCATTTGCAGAGTCCTGCAAGTTTAATACTCCTGTAAGTACGCTCATTTTTTTGTTATTATTAAAAGGTTTATTATTGTCCATCAGTCGGACAAGGTCATTCTCCCCTGATAAACTGATGATTCTATATTCGTTCCGGTAATTGGAATCAAAGAAGACAAGCGCATTGTGATTTGCGCCAATCGTGACAACACTTCCCTCTCTCACAGTCCACTTGGTGACGGTAGGCAAAGTCTGTCCAGGGAGCATCAAGTCATAGGCATCGCTTGTTTCTTCCGGAGGCCATGCGCCAATGGAGGCCATGCGGATGAAGTTGTTTTCAACCTTACGGAATACCTCCATTGCGCGCGGGTCCCCTTCATCAAATACCGCGTCCGCAAGTATTTTGCCGCCCTCCTTACGTATATTCTCCCAACGGCCGATAGGAAGTTCCCAGTCCGCATGGTTCAAGAACAAAACCGGGTTCTTTATGAATTCGGTCAGATTGGCACCGGAGGTCAGCATACGGAACCCGTAGGTGTTCACCGACTCGTCATGTAGTACAAATGTTTTTCTTGCCATTTTATCTCTTTGTTTGATGGCAAAATTAGAGTGATAATCGGGGCTAAACAAATCCCTTTGTAACCATTACCTATTAATTTGCAGCCATTTACATTTAAGTGTAAATGGTTACAAGTCGATTATTTTAATAAGAAGGGTTGCTATAATTTTGAGCAGAAAAACAGGAGGAATTATGGCAAAATCATTGGAACTTGAGCAGAAAAAAGAGTGGGCTAAATTGCTGTTTTTGAAGGAAAACATCACGCAGCAGGAAATAGCCGACCGAGTGGGCGTGTCGCGAATTACCATAAACAAGTGGGTAAAAGAGTGGGAAAACCTGAAACTAAATCTATTGCAGACGAGGGAAGAGCGTATCAGTTCTACACTCGCGCAACTGGATGAACTTGACCGTTCCATTGCCGACAAGGAAGCAGGGAAAAGGTATCCTACCGCATCAGAGGCGGACATCCGGCGAAAATTGACGGCCGACCTTGAAGCACTGGAACAGGATGCTTCTATCCGGGACATTTATAACGTGTCGCGAGGATTGTTAGACTGGCTCCGGCAGGTAGACTTAGCAAGAGCCAAGGAGCTGAGCGATTATTTTGACGCATACATAAAGGAGAAGTTGAAATGGGCAAAGTAGACAACCTTCAGGCGTATAAAGAGTGGACGGAGTACCACCGCTCACTGAAAAAGGACAAAGGAGTGGATAACCTTTCCCCGGTGGAAAGAAAAAACAAACTTAAAAAGCTGGAGGCGGACGCTGTCGCGTGGATTCTATTCTTTTTCTCCGAGTTTGCGAAATACCCGTTTACGCTTTTTCATAAAAAGGCTATCAAACGGATTACGTCCAACATGGAGTGGTATGAAGTTCTCTCATGGAGCCGCGAGCTGGCAAAATCGACCATCGTATTTATGTGTGTCATGTATTTGGTACTGACCAGCAAAAAAAAGAACGTTCTCCTTATTTCAAATAGCCACGAAAACGCGGAACGGTTACTGGAACCTTATAAAAAGGCATTCGAAAACAACTCTCTGTTAAAAGCCTACTACGGAGACTTACGGGAGTACGGAAGCTGGAAAGCGGATGAATTCAGCCTGACCACAGGGGCTACGTTCCGTGCCATCGGCGCGCTGGAGTCCCCCCGTGGTACAAGAAAGGACGCCGTTCGTCCAGACATGGCTTTAGTGGATGATTTCGATACGGACGCGGACTGCCGGAACCCGGACATCCTGAAAAAGAAATGGGAATGGTTTGAAAATGCCCTGTTCCCCACGCGTTCAATCAGCGAGGATATGTCAGTGGTATTCTGCGGGAATCTCATTGCCTTGGATTGTTGCGTAAAGCGTGCCGGGGAAAAGGCCGACCATTGGGATATTGTGAACATCCGGGATAAAAACGGGACGTCAACATGGCCGGAAAAGAATACGGAGGAACGGATAGACCGTATTCAGGCTAAAATCAGTACGAAAGCTTTCCAGCAAGAATATATGAATAATCCACTTTCCGAAGGAGACACATTTAAGGAAATGGTATGGGGAGATTGCCCGCCGCTTTCAAAGTTACAGTTCGTGGTGGCCTATGGCGACCCGGCACCGTCAAACTCCAAGAACAAGGCTACCTCCTTTAAGGCCTGTTTTCTTATTGGATATTACGATGGTAAATTCTACGTTTATACCGGCTACCTTGACCATGTGGTAAACGCGGAATATGTAAACTGGTATTATTACCTCAGGGACTACGCGGCCGATAAGACACAAATCTATAATTACATAGAAAACAACAAGCTGCAAGACCCCTTCTATGAGCAGGTATTCATACCGCTATTCAATGAGAAGGGGAAAAAGGACGGTTTTATAGGCATCATTCCCGACACCCGGAACAAGCCGGAAAAATTCGACCGTATAGAGGGAAATTTAGAGCCGCTGAATCGACAGGGAAAACTCATTCTCAACATCAAAGAAAAAAACAATCCGCACATGGTCAGATTGGAGGAGCAATTTCTACTTGTCAATCGGGCGATGAAGTCCCCCGCCGATGGGGTAGACTGCGTCGAGGGTGGCGTGTGGATCCTGAATCAGAAAATAAGTACGCTTGCAGCGGATTCTTATACTGTAGGCGCGCGTAAAACCAATAAAAAAAGATATTAACTTATGGCATTTATCACAGCTAAAGAATTGGAAACGCATCTATACAAAGAGGATATAGATACGATTAGCCGGGAGGATGAAACCATCCTGACCGCGGCCGTTGACGCCGCCATAGAGGAGGCTTACGGCTACTTAGGGGCATACGACCGGAAAAAGATTTTTGAGGCAACAGGAGACCAAAGAAACCCCTTGCTGCTCATTTTCGTAAAGGACATCGCAGTATGGCATTTCATTAACTTATGTAATGCCGGGTGCGACTTGGAACTAAGGGAAAAAAGGTATGACCGGGCCGTGTCGTGGCTCCGTCAAGTACAAAGAGGAGAAACAACGGCCAACCTGCCGGTGGTGGATGAGGACGGAGACGGGAAACCGGACACCGCCGGAGAGTATATATACGGGAGTAATCCTAAACGTAACCAACATTTTTAATAGTCATGAGAAATAAAAGGAAAGGAGCCACCGCTACGATTCAAAGTAAGCAGGTCCCGAAATATGTCATCAATCAAATTGTAGTAAAGGCCCCACAGAGAAAGGTATATGATGTGGGGGACTGGCGCACCGCATTAAAGTCCGCTGATAACGGACGGGTAAAACAGCTATATGATCTCTATGAGGATATCATGATAGACGGCGTACTGTCTGACGCAGTACAAAAACGCATAGATGCCGTTATAAACTCAGAGTTGACTTTTCAAAATGCGGCCGGAGAAGAAGTTGAGGAAGTGGCCACACTCATGGACACGCTAGCATGGGAGGAACTCCTCACGACCATTATCAAAACAAAGATATACGGACGTGCCGGTGTGGAAATGTCTTTCACGGATGGTTTTAGTGTGACGGAAATACCTCCTAAACATATTAACCTAAGCAACAAAACTATACTTATTCATGACTCGGACGATAAGGGGATACCTTATGAGGGAGACTCCTTGCTGGTCGTATTAGGTAAGGAAAGAGACTTCGGGTTACTCCTGAAGGCAGCTCCGTATGCGATTTATAAAAGGGGTGGCTTTGGTGACTGGTCTCAGTGGGTGGAACTGTTCGGTATGCCGCAGCGTATAGGTAAGTACAATACCTACGATCCGGAAAGCCGGAAACTGCTTGAAAAGGCTTTTGAGGAGGCAGGTTCGGCACCTTACGTTATCGTGCCAAAGGAAACCGAGATTGAAACGAAGGAAGGCGGAAGCGGTTCCGGGACTTCATATAATGAGTTCCGGCAGGCGAACAACGAGGAAATGTTGATTACCATACTCGGCCAGACGATGACTACCGTACAGGGAGAGAAAGGAGCGCGTTCCTTGGGAGAAGTACATAAGGAAGTCGAAGAGGGAAAGAATAAGTCAGACCTGCGGTTTGTACAGCGAATTTTAAATCAGGTAGTTTTGCCGAAGTTGGGGGCAAGAGGTGTTCCCGTTACCGGTGGAAAGTTTATTTTTCCAAAAGCGGCGGAGCAATTGACCGTAGACGAATTATGCCAATTATCCGAAATTATAGACATTCCGCAAAGCTATGTCCATGAAAAGTTCGCTATACCGGAGCCGAAGGATGGGGAGCCCATCGCAAAGCGGAAGCAGTCCGCAGCTACGCTGGGGTTACCGAAAGCTCCGGAGGAGTCGGAAGAAGAAATAAAGAACGTAGACCGTAACCTCTTTTTGCGATTATGGGATTTTTTCGTGAAAGCCCCGCAGAACGGGGCATTAAATGGAAAAGCCCGCATCAGCCTGAATGATGGTGCAACACTAGATGAACGGATTATTGCGCGCGTCGCCAATGGAGACTCTGCATATTTTGATGCAGAACTCTTCTACTATGTTGCGGATGACCTTTTGAATGCTGTTAGAACACTGTTCAAAGGGCATATAAATAACGCAGATATAGCGTACAATCTTAGAGACGACTCATTTATTACTGCACTAGAGCAAAACCTATTTCATTTTTCGGCAGCAAAAACATTGGCCGAAATTCAGGAGCTAAACAAACTATTCCGGGAGAGCGGCAGTTTTGAGGAATTTTCTAAAAAGGCCGCGGAAGTATGCGGAAAGTTCAATAAGGCATGGCAAAAGACAGAGCATGAAACAGCCGTACTGGCTGCTGAATCAGCTTCCAATTATCAACGCCTGATTAAAAAGAAAAAGCTATATCCTTATTGGAAATATGTAACTGCCGGAGACGAAAAAGTAAGAGAGGAACATCGGAAACTGGACGGTATCATACTAAGTTGCGACGACCCGCGATGGGACAAAATATTTCCGCCGAATGGCTGGAAATGTCGTTGCCGCGTAGAACCGGTCATGCGGCATGAAGTTTCGGAAGAGTGGCTTAGAGAGTCCTCCCGGATTGTGGACGAATACCTCGGCACAAGTGAGTGGAAGATGGTCGAGCAGCAGCACTGGGACTCTAACCGGGGGAAAAGAGGAGAGATATTCAATAAGAACCAAATGTATATCCGTAAGTTTCCAGACATGGCAGCCAAATACATGGATAAAGTCTCTCCCGCAGGATGGGGGGTGGAATCCTCTTTTAAAAAGCTGATTGGCGAAAGAGCAAGCGACCTGAAGGAGTATGAGGGGACAGCCGATAGCTGGTGGGACAGTCGTAAAAAGATTGTGGATGGAAAAGAGATTCTCCCGGTGACGGATTATCAGGGTAGAGCTTGGTATATGGAAAAAAAAGATTACGATATACACACAACCAATCAAAAGAAGTCACGGGGCTTCCGGGTGAAATACTTGTCTTGTATTGATGAGGTCATGTCGGATCCCGATGAAGTTTGGCTGGGGAATGAGTATAAAGACAGGGAAAACTCCGAATCAAGGCTGAATAACTGGATTTTTATAAAATATTACAAGGGAATAGGAATAGCTTGCGTTTGCAAACTTGAAAAAGAAAAAATGGCATTCAAATCGTGGTATGAAGTGAGAAATCCAAAAATAAGAAAAGGGCTTCTAATAAAGAAAAAGTAGGTTTTCCACAGTCGGCCTGTGCATGATTGATAGCCTGATAGCTACAGCCCCTCCACCTACAAAGGAATGCCTCGCCTTACAGTACCGTCTGTGAACACTGCAAATATACTAAAATTATTTGATTATGAATATAAAAGAACTGAATAAATACCTCCAGTCACTTTCCCAAGAGATAACGGAGGATGCGGCCGATATCGTCGCGGAAACGGCTACGGCCTATTATAAGGGAACATTCCGCCGCAAGGAGTTCGACGGGAACCCGTGGGCACTGGCAAAAGTACCGAAAACAACTGGTTCGCTACTGATTGACTCCGGAGCGTTGGTAAACAGTATCAGGCCGGCGGTAGTAACATCCCAAAAGGTAGTCATTTCTGCGGGAAATAATAAAGTTGATTATGCACAGGTGCATAATGAAGGATTCAGCGGAACTGTGGGTGTGCCCGCACATACAAGAAAGACAAAAAGGAAGGATGTACAAGTAAAGGCGCACACGCGTAAAGCTAATATTATCAAACGCGAATTTATGGGCGACTCCAACGAGTTGAACGAGCAGATTCATGCCCGCATACAGGGCTATATTGATTCATTAAATAAATAAAGGACATGGATAAGGAATTTTTCATTGCTATTTGTGACTACTTGGAAAAAAAAGTGCCGGAGCTCCGCTGGATAGACATGGACGAAGGACAACTCAACAGTGGCGAGCGTCCGGCGGTGGCTTTTCCCTGCTGTCTGGTGGATATTTCGTATCCGGTGTGTGAAACGCACATGGGAGGAAGGCAAAAGGTAAAGGCGCAGGTTCAACTAAAAGTGGCGTTCAACTGCCAGGGGCAGACTAATACTACGGCACCGGTCAAAGTACGGGAAAGAGCCTTAAAACGGCTGGACACATTAAAAGACATACACGAGGTCCTACAGTGGTGGAACGGTGACGGACTTTTCAACCCCTTGCGGCGTTTACGGAGTGTACCGGAAAAGCGCGCTGACGGTCTAAAAGTATATAACGTGACGTATGAAACAGAGTTCATGGATTAGCTCCAGTCAAAACCGGGGAACATGGCTTTAAGCCTGCGGGAGGATGCACGGTTGTTTATCAGTTCGTGATAAAATTCGTCCTGCTCTATCAGTGTATTACTGATCGTGCGTTCCTCAACAAAGAACTCGTTATCAGAAAGGATTTTCAATACGTCATCAAAACGGCGACGTTTTATCTCAGTCCAATAGTAGTAGCGGGCAGTCATAAGGCGGTTCCGCTTCTCCAGCCGTTCACGGCGGGAAGTGATGGAAGCGTCCGAGACGGGAACCGTGCGCGGGCGGCGACGGGTACCGGCCTTTTCTATTTCCGGGCAAAAAAACGGTATTGTGAGTTGCTCCATCCTGCTACTATTGAATTGTTTATGCAAAAATACAATTTTATCGTCTAAAATAAGAAAAGTCCGCTGAAATTTAGTATATCGGCGGACTTTTCTTCTCATTTACATACCTTTAGGGGACTGGGCAGTACATAAAGTCGGTTTTTAACTTCTTGAACATGGTCATTTCAATGGTGAACTTTTCAAAAACCGGGTTACGCTCTATCAATTTGTTCCGGACAAATTCAGTAGCGTCATGCTTCATTTCGGTAACTGACTTTTCGCAGTCATCAGGGAACTGGCAGACGCCTTCAAGACGCCGTTTTTTATAGCCACTTTTTTGGAGTACAAATTGTGCTTTGTAAATCATACATCCACCTCCTTACAATCTACAGAACGAGGGCTCTATTCTACGCCATACTCCGTTTTCATCGCGTTTGTGGAAGTAGTAATTTACAGCGGTTTTATATACCACATTACTTTCACGGAACAGGCCCATAATTTCAGCGTATTCAGCGTCAAAACGTGGTTCAAGCTCGTATAGTTTACTAATAGACTTGTAGTCTAAATCACCCTGCTTGTTACGCTCCAATAAGGTCATTGCCAACTGATACATGGGGTCATCAACACCCTTTTCAGTACGGGATACATAATTTTTCAGGTAGTCCACTAAACGCTCAGCGGCCAAATCGGCGCGCTCATCAAAGCTTTTCACCTTGTTGCTTTTTACCTCCAGTTTCATATCACCGTCAACAATGGTGAAACTGGACTGGTCATCTTTACGGAGTTGTCCGTAGTCTCTCATCGTGCTGCAAAAAGCGTTACTTTCACCCTCTAACCAGTCACGGAAGGCTTTGACGTCTTCAACTACCGGAAACAGCTTGTTCTTCACGTCAAGCATAAACTGTGCGCGCAAGCCTTCATAAGCGTCACGACGGCTACGCTTGTCTTCATTCTCTTCTTGCTGAAGTTGCTTCAGCAGTTCTTTTCTTTCCTCCGGGGAAAGTCCCTTTAAAACATCTAACTTATCCATATATTCAAAAATTTAATGGGTATTATTCATTGTCATAATCCTGCAAATCCGATTCGTCATCTATCAGGCTGGCCTCACTGTTTGCGTAAGCCCAGTCTGCAAGTTCACTAAAAAACTGAGCGGCTGCCGTTTTTTCCATGCTGGAAGACGCCATCGCAATTTCGCTTTTAAAATGCTGCAACATTTTTTCTTCTTTCGTATCCATAATTTAAATTAATTAGATAGGGCGTTCGGGTCTACAAAAATATAGGCCATCCCACCCGGTTGTTTAACATCTTCTTTTTGTTGTAATCCGCCTTTTCGTTCGATTGAACGGAGTTTTACGGAAAGGGCTTCCAGTTCCTCAATAGTAATCTTGGTAAAGGGCTTACCGGCGATACGCGGATGCTGACAAAAGCTATTAATCCGCGCCCAGTCGGTTGTATCTATCCCTAAACGTTGTATCAGCTTCAGGCACAAAGAGCGTTTACGCTTCATCTCGTCTTTTCTACCGGTTAGCTTTTCCATACCGATACAAGCTGCGTCATATTCTTCCGGGGTCATCTCCCGGAGACTGTCCGTTCTATTCCACGTATACTCCCGGACTATCTGCTTTTTCAGTTCCTCACGGTCACCTTCGTAGGGAAGGTGGTTAAAGGAGGCGTAAAAGCGTGCAAAATTGGTTACTTTCTGTTTCATAGCTTCACTTCTTTTACAGGTTGTTTAAGTTCCGCCAGCCTTGCCACCGGGACATCTCGGATGATAGCGGCCGCAAGTTCAAAATGGCGTGTTTCTACCACGACAAAGTCGGCCGTTTTACTGGACGGGGTGATTAGCATTTTCTGCCGTGGTTCGTAGCAAGTCCAGTTCATCAGAACAGTACTTAGGTTTTCTATCGGTAATCCGATTTGATAAAGAATCTCATTCATTGATATTATTTTTTAACGTTAATATTAATCCTATCCCTCCACACCGCTGGCAAACTTCGAAGACCGGGGAATCGTTAAAGGCGTTACTCCAAAAATCCGGAGTCAGCCCTTTACCAAGACATTCGGGACACAATCGGAGTTGATAATCAGTGGTTCTCCCACTATTCATCCTCAAGTAAATGAGTAACGGCAATAGCACTAAAAAACAACTTCATCTGAACGGCTTGGTCTTCCATATCCTCATCACGTATTATACATTCCTTGTTTTTCATTTTTTCCCAATGTTCGTCAGATAGCTTATGACCGGCCAACCGCACCATAGTTGATATGTCATCCCGGTCTAATTCTATTTTCACTGTTACTTTTTCCATCTTACTTAGATTGTTATTTGTAAAATATGTATTTTTCCTCGCAGTAAATGCAATGATGTTCTTTACAGTACTTCTCAACTGCTTTCCGCGTTTTAAAGTCCTTTACTTTTCCATTTTTCGCTGGAATATGTTGCACGTTAAAGTTCTCATCCACTTTTAGGGGAACAAACCTTGTTTGGGTGTTAAATCGTTTCATTTTTGTTTCGTTATGAGGGTGACTGTAATGGTTCTAAATCACGTTCTGGTGCCCATCCTAATGACTCTTTTCCGTCCCAAACGTTGTACAGCCATCCATCAGTGTATCCCCGTTGCGGGCTGAAAAATGAATGATGGGCATTAATTATCTCTACTTCATTGCCAACCTTGGACTTATCTGGGTGATTGGCAATCTTTACTTTCTCACCTACTTTAAATTTTGCTTCCATAATCATACTATTTAGAGGGTTTCCACTCGATAGTTATTGCAGCATCAAGTTTACCGCTTCCCTTACAGACCGGGCAATTCACTTTCACTCTTTCGCGCATTTCCTCTCCCCAAAACCAGCCGTTACCGTGGCAATAGCCGCATTTATGTCCGGGGCTTGAAAGGCTTTCTTTTTGACCACCTTCATTCAAAAACATCGGCGGCGTTACTGAAATAAACTGCTTGTTTTTACTCATACTCGTATTGTTTATAAATTATTCCACACTCTTATGGCTCCCTCTTCCCATATCGTATAGTAACTGGCGGCGTCCCCGGAAAATCTTCCTTGGCAATAGGCACGAAAACCGATAGTTCTAACTTTCACTCCGGCCATATATTTTAGGCGAACCGCGGGTTTTCCCATTGGGCGTCCCTTGTCCTCCTGTGATATGAATATGAAACTTTTTTTGGGGAACTGCTCAACTAAAGCTTTTGTACTTTCATAGTCCCAACCCGCATATTGAAAGCTGTCTACAATCACAAAAGAGGGGCTTTTCGGACGTTTTAAGCGTTCTTTCAGGTTCTCTATATTATCATCTACCACAACCCGAAAACGGCCTTGTACTTCGCCCATTTTAAACCGTTTCAGGCGTTGCTGGAAAGACAGGCCTACACCCTCCTCAAGAGACAAATAAAGAACGCTTCCGATACCACACAGCATTTTGGCAAATTGCATAACAAAGGAACTTTTTCCGCTCGCAGATGCCCCGGCAATGAACCAAGTTTCATATAAACCGGGACGTCCGAAAGCAGCTTCCCACTTTCCTTGCAGCGGAAGCTCCTTAATACGGATAGCCGCTATTTCTTTGGGGCTGTATGCTCTTTTTGCCATTGTCTAAGCGCGTTTCATCAGTTCAAAGATGGTATATACACGACGAAGACTGCCGCCACTCTTACGGACAATTTGATTTATATCCGTTCCCTCCGGAGCATTCACCTTGGCAACGACACGGGCCTGTTCTTTCAGAAACTGTTCACGTTCCTTGCCATCGTCCGGAGTAACCTTGCTATATTTGTCACCGTAACGGCTCAGCATCTCAGTATAGCCTACCTTTTTGCACTCAATCGAACGGTTGATTTTTTCCTTCAAACCGTCAGCTCCCATCATATACCAAGCGCAGCAGTGCTCCGTGGCGTTCCAAAGGGCCTTTAGCTCCAAAAAGGCTTCGTATTGAAGATCACCCGCTTCGTCCAAAATAATAAGCGGCGTATCAATGGAGCGCAGATAATATACAAGGTCATCGTAAACATCAACATAGCGACCGTTACTATTGACACCGTACTCCTTGGCAATCTTACGAATAAGTCGTTGTTTTGACTTTACTTGAGCACAGTCTATATAGACAGTGTTACGGTGTCCCTTCACATAGTAAAGTGCGGTGAAAGTTTTCCCGATATTGGGGAGGTCGCATAAAATACCGCTCAACCCTCCCTGCTGGCAAAATTCCAACTGTGCAGTTATGTACTCAAAAGTAGCGGTACGGGCAACCTTCCATTCCATTTCGCCACGGAGGCTCACACCCAGTTTACGGGCGATAGTAATCCAGTTCGCTTCACTCAGGACCTTATCCACCTGCCCGTTCTTGATGGCGCTGTAACCGGAAGTAGTGAGGCCCAATGAAGCGGCGTGCTTGGCGTCGCTCGGATAGTTCGCACGCTGAGACGAAATGGCCTCCAATATTCTTTTTTTATTCTCTGCTGTAATCATATTCAAGTCTTGTTTTAATATCGTTATAGTACTGTTTACATAAAGTCCTCTAATGCTTTACGGGTATAGTCTTCGGGCGGTACATAGTTTTCTTCCTGTTCCATTTCCATAGAAGGTAATTCCACGGTCTCTACGGCCTTTAATCGTTCGGGTTGGGGCTTTGATACTCCCACGGCTGAAATTTCATTGTCACGGACGTATTTATTAAAATGGGATATCTTTTTCTGCTGCTCCACAAAAATGGCTTTATCCTCGTCCGTTTGCTCGGCGTCCGCGGTGTTGAAAGTGCCCACATTTTGAAGCTGGTCTATGAGTTGCCCGTTTTGATAGATATAAACCTCTGTAAAATTCCCGTCATCATCCGGTAGATAGTAAGCGTCTACTTTATAGTTGTTAGGGGCGAGCTTTTCCAGTACTTCCGTGCTGCTTAGCCACCAGTCCGTATAGTTCACCCGGCAATAGGAATTCCGGCGAATGGATGTTTCCACGTGTTCACCTATATAGCGTGCCATAACAGCCTTGTTTATAGGCTGGAGGGCCGGGTTCATATTTGCCTCAAGAACTTGCCAGCGGGTCATACCGGGATATTTTTTCTGATTGGGGTGCAATGAGTTGTTAAACTCCATGACGTCGTTCATATCTTCGGCAATGAGTTGTTCCCAGCTATAATACTGTTTGTCTTCATAAGTATCATTCAGTTCATCAAACACCTTTTTGCTTTCAACACGATAGTGGCGGTCTTTAGCGTAGAAACGTCCAATGCCTAAATGATTGCGGTGTTCCACTGACTTCTTTTTCGCACCGTTCATTGGTTCCGCGTACTTCTCCTGAGAGTTCTGAGGGGCACAGAACCGGACGAAGGGGAACATAACACCGGCCTTCAGGAAATTGTCTTTCCACTGGCTCATCAGGTGGTTTTCTACTTCAACCTGTGCCGGGCAGTTCCAGCCTTTCCGCTCAATAAGGCGGAACATGGAGCGGAACATATCTACTACTAAGTCTACGTTCTTGTTACGGTTATAGGCAAAGCCTACGACGGCTTGACTGGCAACGTCATAAGCGTAATAAGCCTTCGGACGTATTTTGGTGTCTTTCAATTTGCGGGGAAGGTCGCGGTCATCGAATGAAATTTTACTAAAGGAGAATTCCGGGGCGTGGCGATGTACATGCGGCATTTGTTCGTGCATAAATGTAGTCCAACTACTAAGGGCATGTTCCACAAGTACACGGTTCTTAGGTTTGTTTAAGTAGTTATTAATAGTAGCCTCACTAAGTACACGCGGCTCCCCGTCCTTTTCCGTAAAGTCATCCGGGTTAAATAGTTCACCCGTTTCCGGGTCATAAACGTCCAGTTCTCCACATACAAATGAATTGTAAAGTTCTGCAACGTTGGTATTAAAAGGCTTATTAGGCAGTACGGCGATACCAAGAATAAGCCGTTCTGTTTTATAGTCCACTTTCCGGGCCGACTGGTTACCAAACTTTCCGCTAATCAGACAAGAATAGCTATTACGCTTGTACGTAGCCACTTTCTTGCGGAAACGGAGGGTGGAAGAGGGCAACGTATGGCCGAATAAGTCGCGGTAACAGTCAACGGCCTGAGCCATTTCTTTCCAGTTATATTTTTCTCCCATCGTTTTGTGTACTGCCTTGGCATTGTTGTAGAGACGAATGCAGGCGTTCAATACGCTGGCGTTGTTGACATACTCTTTAATCTTTTCCGGCGGAAGTTCCACACCACATTTTGCCTTATCATGAAAAAAGGCCACCGCTGCTTGGTCTATTACAAAGTTATCCTTCAGCCAAGCCTTTAGGCGAACCAAAGAGGCGTCCGGATAAATTTGTTCTACCTTTGCCTTGTAAGTATCTGGTAAGCTGTCAACGGCAACCAATGCGTAACAGCCCGCCCCTTTACCGGGGCGAACTACGTCCAGCCTACCACGGGTAGCGGCCTTGTCATAACATGACTTGGTCATTATACCCTTATCCACAAGCTCCCGCGCAGATATACAAAGTGTGTTACCGTAATATTCCATATTCTCCTCCGTTACCCTTTAACTGAAAGTTTCTGAGCCATATCCTGAATGGAATAAAGCTCGCTAATAGTTACGTTATTAAACCCGTGTATGGCGGTACCCTGCCAAATAATATCCACGTGTCCCGTTTTCTTATTGCACTCCACTAAGGCACCGTTCGGGAAGTACTGACGCATATATCCGTCGGCGTCATGGATGGTTTCACATTCGGGCAGGGTATTCACTATTACACCACCGCGCTTGATGGCCAGTGAACGAATACGACGGGCCAGTTCTGTATCTTTTTGATAAGTCAAAGAGAGCCACACCATTTGCGGTGTCACGTTGAAGGCTTTAGCTAAAAAGTCCCTGTTTTCCTTTGTTACTGCAACCTGCTTTTCCATATCTCATTTATCATTTAATTATTTCGATACTGTAATCCTCAAATTCTCTTGTAAGCACAGCTTTTGCCCAAGCCATTAAGTAATCCCCCTCAGCGGCCACTACAAACTCATCAGGATTAACTATTACGGCGGCTATACCCTCCTCATTATTCAATTCCGGAATCAATCTCACCATCTTCATGGTGTCCGATTTGTCGATAAATACTTTAATTGCTTTCAT